GAAACTCTGGAGTCCTCGGAGGGTGGGCAGGAGGCCAGTACCCCCCACCCCCATATATACTAAATGTTATACATTTTTGGAAACTCTGGAGTGTCAAGCAGGTACTTCTGGGCGGGGCTAATAGACCCACTAAGGTGTCAAGATGCTATAAGGATACCCTATAGGATTCTGACACCATAAGTCGGGTATTCAAAGACCCACTACGGGGACAACATCCTATAGGGATCTTATAGCTTCCTGTCCCCGTAGGGCGGGTATTTAAAGGAGATAAACTTATACATATATCTATATGTAACCGGGGGGACCGATTACGTTAGTATATAGCTGAAAGTGCGTTTTGTCAAGTTAAATTTACTACTTGACAAAATGGCTATAGGCTCTATAATGATGAGTATGAATAAAGAATTAACAGATAAACAACACTCTTTCTTAGAACACCTAGTGGAACAAGGAGGTGATCCGAAGAAGGCAGCGGAGTTGGCTGGGTACAATAGTGGTCATTATCAGGTTGTAAAATCATTAAAAAAAGAAATATTAGACATAGCTGAAGGAATCCTAGCCCAGTCAGCTCCAAAAGCTGCTTTAAAACTTGTAGAAGTCATGAACTCTGATGTACCTATTCCACAGGCCAACATGAGGCTACAAGCAGCACAGACAATCCTAGACCGTGTAGGCTTAGGTAAATCAGAACGTATAGATGTAAGTCATAAAGCTGAAGGAGGTTTATTTATACTACCTTCTAAACAAGAGGTTATTATTGATGGAGAATACGAGGAAGCTTAAAGGGCATATACCTTTTGGTTATAAAAAAGAAGATAAACAACTAATACCGATAGAAGAAGAATTAAAAGTATTAGATGAAATAAAAGAATTAGTATCTAATAAAGTAATATCTTTACGAGAAGGTTCTTCTTGGATTGAATATAAAACAGGTCGTAAACTAAGTTATCAAGGTTTAAAGAATATAATTGACAATGAAAGATTGGGAAATTAATCCAGATAAGTATCTTAAAGATGAAAATAATAACTTTATCTTTAAGGTAGATGGTACACCTAGATTAAAAGGTGGTAGACCTAAAGGCTCAAAAGGCAGAGGATATAATTATCATAGTCAAACTAAGGCTAAGTTAACTGCTAACCGAGTTATAAAAGATAAACAAAAGAAAATAGCTAAGACTGAATCTAAGCTACATGCTTATAAAGAATCTTTAAAAAACACAAAGCAAACAATAAAAAAGTTAGAAAACTCAGACTCTGATAAAATTATAACCCCCGAAGAGCTATCAAACACCCCCAAGCAAGTTCAACAAGAAGCAAAAGAAAATGTTATCTTTGCTCCAAATGATGGGCCTCAAACAGAGTTCCTCGCAGCAGCCGAGACAGACGTTCTGTACGGTGGAGCAGCAGGGGGTGGTAAGAGCTATGCAATGCTCGTAGATCCTCTCAGATACGCTCACAGAGCCGCACACAGGGCATTGATCATTAGACGGTCTATGCCAGAGCTACGAGAGCTAATAGACAAGAGCCGAGAGCTATATCCCAAGGCTTTCCCCGGCTGTAAATACCGTGAAGTAGAAAAGCTTTGGAACTTCCCCAGCGGGGCTAAGATAGAGTTTGGCTTCCTTGAACGTGATGCAGATGTATATCGTTATCAGGGACAGGCCTATAGTTGGATAGGTTTTGATGAGATTACTCACCTACCCACAGAGTTTAGCTGGAACTACTTAGCTTCAAGATTACGTACTACTGATTCAGAAATTATTCCTTACATGCGCTGCACTGCTAACCCCGGTGGCGTAGGTGCTCATTGGGTAAAGAATAGATACATATTACCATCAGAGCCTGATACAAGCTTTATCGGTAAAGATGGTCTTACAAGAAAGTTTATACCGGCTCGTTTAGAAGATAATCCTTTTCTAGCAATGGATGGTCGTTATGAGAAGATGCTTAAAGCCTTACCCCCAACACAACGTAAACAGTTACTAGAAGGTAACTGGGATGTTAATGAGGGCGCAGCCTTTACTGAATTTAGTTTAGAAGACCATGTAATACCGCCATTTCAAATCCCGATTCACTGGGATAGAGTTAAAGGAATAGATTATGGCTACGCCAGTGAGTCAGCCTGTATTTGGGCTACTATAGACCCAAGCGATGGCACCCTCATTGTTTATAGAGAATTATACCGTAAAGGCTTGACAGGACAGGATTTAGGCACTATAATAACAGAGATGGAAGTAGAAGACCCTTATTCAGTTCAAGGGGTTTTAGATACAGCAGCGTGGTCCCGTACTGGGACTACAGGCCCTACAGTTGGTGAAACATTGGTAAGACAGGGCCATAAACTGCGAAGAGCAGATAAAAATAGAATACAGGGTAAAATTCAAATCCACGAATACTTGAGGCTTCAGCCAAGCGGACGACCAAGATTACAGATTTTCAGTAGCTGTCCTAGCCTGATACGCGAGCTTCAAAGTATTCCTCTGGATAAGACTAATCCTGAAGATGTCAATACTCATGCGCCTGACCACGCCTACGATGCCTTACGGTATCTTATTATGTCAAGGCCAAGAGTAAATGACCCACTATCACAAATGCGACATTTACGTATGGAACAAGCATACACACCCGCAGATGCAGACTTCGGATATTAATATATGGCAGAAGAAAATAGCTTAACAGCAAACGAGCTATACTTTGAGCAAGTAGAAGACGAACAAGGTATGCAACTGACTTTAGAGGAGTCCTTGCGTAATAACTTTGTTGGCCTTCTTATGGATCGTTACGAACAGGCTGAAAGTGCTAGAGACATTGATGAAAGGCGTTGGTTAACTGCCTATCACAACTATCGTGGTTTGTATGATAAAAATGTACGTTTTAGAGAGTCAGAAAAATCTAGGGTTTTTGTTAAAGTAACTAAAACAAAGGTTCTAGCAGCCTTTGGACAGCTAGTAGATGTTATATTCGGAGCTAATAAGTTTCCTATTGGCATTTCAGAAACTAAAGTACCAGAAGGTATTAGCGAGTATGCTCACCTAGACCCTCAAAATCCTCTTCCCGGCATTGAAACTTCGGCAGAAGAAAATCCTGAAGATAAAGAAGAGGAAAAAGATAATCCATTTGATGTAGGTTTTGAGGGTGACGGTAGAGTATTAAAGCCCGGAGCTACTTACGGGTCTGGAAAATTTGATGTAACGCCTCTTGAAGTACAAGGAGCAGACAAGCTTGTAGATGGAGCCAGTCCTAATCCAGCCGCAATAGAAGTTAGTCCTGCAAAAGAAGCTGCAAGACGTTTAGAGAAATTAATTCATGACCAAATTGAAGAATCTAACGGCGCTAGTGAAATACGTAACGCTCTTTTTGAGTCTGCTCTATTTGGAACAGGCATCGTAAAGGGGCCATTTAACTTTAATAAAACATTGAGTCGTTGGGAAGAAAATGAAGAAGGATTTAGGAGATATTCTCCAATTGATGTGCGCGTTCCTCGTATTGAGTTTGTCAGCATTTGGGATTTTTTCCCTGATCCTAACGCTACAACCATAAACGAAGCAGAGTACGTTTTCCACAGGCATCGCATGAACCGTACTAAGCTGCGTTCATTATCTAAAATGCCTTATTTTAATAAAGATGCAATTCGTGAAGCCTTAATGCTAGGGCCTAATTACGAAGAAAAAGACTATGAACAAGAACTAAAAGATGATAATCGTTCAGGTGAAGCAGGGTCTGGACAGTTTGAAGTTTTGGAGTATTGGGGAGTTATTGATGCTGAGTATGCTCGCCAAGTTGGTATGGATATTCCAGATGAAGTAGATGACCTAGATGAAGTACAAGTAAACGCTTGGATCTGCAATGGTCAAATGTTACGAGCAGTAATAAATCCCTTTACGCCTTTCAGGTTGCCTTATCATGCCTTCCCATACGAAAGAAATCCTTACAGCTTCTTTGGTATTGGCGTTGCAGAGAACATGGATGATTCTCAAAAGATCATGAATGGTCATGCACGTATGGCAATTGACAATCTAGCGTTGTCGGGATCATTAGTCTTTGATGTAGACGAAACTGCTCTTGTGGGCGGTCAAAGTATGGAAATATTTCCGGGCAAAGTATTCCGAAGACAAGCAGGAGTACCCGGACAAGCGATTAATGGCTTAAAGTTTCCTAACACCTCACAAGAAAACATGATGATGTTTGATAAATTCAGACAGCTTGCAGACGAACAAACAGGTATTCCAAGCTATTCTCACGGTCAAACAGGTGTCCAGAGCATGACACGAACTGCTTCAGGAATGTCCATGCTACTTGGCGCAGCATCTCTTAACATTAAGACCGTGATTAAAAACCTTGATGATTTCTTGTTAAAGCCAATGGGTGAAGCGTATTTCCAATGGAACATGCAGTTTTTAGAGTCTAAGTTAGATGTTAAAGGTGACTTAGAAGTAAAAGCCACAGGTACTAATAGCTTAATGCAGAAGGAAGTACGTAGTCAACGCTTGACCATGTTCTTACAAACTGCTCAGAATCCTGCTATTGCACCATTCATTAAAATGAACAAGCTAATTAGCGAGCTTGCTTACAGTCTTGACCTTGATCCAGATGAGCTGATCAACGATCCAGAAGAAGCAGCACTGATGGCTCAAATTATAGGGATGCAGAATAATGTTGGACAGGCAACTGGCGCGGAAGTTGGCCCCACTGGTGAACAACCCGGAGCTATGGGAGGCCCTGAAGGAGCACCTCCAGAAGGCCAAGACCTTGGAGCTACAGGTACTGGCGGTGGCAACATCGGAACTGGAGCTGTACCGCAGTCAGGGGAGGCTGAGTTCTCTGGCTAAGTTAGAGACCTTAAAGGACAGCGTTAAAGAAGCAATGGAGAGAAAAGATGGGTAAAAGTATGCTGGACAGAGAAGAATACGTAGTAGGCGGTATAACCAAAGCATTAGCCCCCGTTGCAAAAAGAGTGGCTAAACTATTTGGGCCTGACGAAGAGCAAAAAGCAATAAGGGCTAAAATAGATAAAGTACATTCTGAAGTAGAAGCTGCTCCATCAGGTTCTAAAAAACAAACTACTATTAAAGAAGTAGCAAATAATAATGATTTAACTACTGCTCAAGTAAAAGATATTGAAAAATTAATAGCTTTTGAACGTGGTGGCGGTCGGGCTGATAATACACTTGAAAAAGTTATACAAATGTATCGCGCAAAAACAACAAAGCCTACTTCGGGTCAAAAAGTTGCAGAAGATTTAGGAGGTGGTGGAGATACTAGAGAAGCTGCTATAAAAGCAGCTAATACTGGGATGGCTGGTCTTGGTATAGGCTCTTTGTTAGGGGCGGGTGCTACTGTAGGTGCTATGAAAGCTTGGGATTCTCAGAACGACTCAGCGCCCACAGAAAAACAAGCTACAGCTTTTGAAAAAGCTTTTAGTAAAGCGCATAACGCAGGTGAAAAAACTTTTAAGTTTGAAGGTAAAGAATACACTACTGACGTTAGAAAAGGGAAAGCAGAAGGCGGTGAAATATCTGACGAAGACAGTTTCCGAATGATGTATAACTCATATAAACAAGAAATGGAAGCGGCTGAGTCACCTGAACAACAAGAACGTATTCAACAAAACTTTCAACAGCAGACACAAAACATAGATCAAGCAGTAAAAATGTCTGTGTTTAAAGAACAGGATAGGACTATGAAAGCTGAAGGAGGTTCGCTTCTTGTACCCCCTGAAATGGGTATGGAAGAAGAAATGCCTGTAGATACTTTTACACCTGAAGAACAGGCAATGGCTGGAGAATCACAGGTTCCAGACGCTCAAATGGAAAATGACTATATGGGCTTTATGCTTGATGAGTCTTTAGACGAAACAGAACAACAATATCTAATGGGAGCTTTGGAATCAGATTCAAGGCTTAGTGAAATTTTTGATAAAGTCATTATGACTGCATCAGAGTTTTCGGGAGCTGGAGAAGTTGAAGGCCCCGGAAATGGTGTATCAGATTCTATTCCTGCGCGATTGAGCGATGGAGAGTTTGTAATCACCGAAAAAGCCACCAGTGAAATCGGAGCAGACAACCTTCAAACAATGATGGATGATGCAGAACGAAAGTCTAGTGGCGGTGTAATGAACCGTGAAACTCGCCAGATGGGTGGGCTATTAGGAACACCTCCAGAACAACAAGAAGGTATGCTTGAAGAAGAAGAAGAAACTCTTATCAATCAAACCATGTTGGGAGCTAACCAAATGCCTAGCCTTATGGGAGGAAGACGGTAAAACAATAGTACGGCTACCTTGTAGTATCAAGCCCCAGATTTTAAAGACGTTTTAAATTGGCTACCTTGCAAGAAAACAAGCCCCGTAGAAAAGGAGAGTAACATGTCCGAACAGGCATACGAAGAGGAAGAAGTATCAAATCCGTATAATGCACGTAAACCGTGGCAACAACAAGAAAGAAAAAAATCTTTAAGTGCTGCAGAAAGTTTGTATTACCCGGAAGATGATGAAGAACCTCAACAGCAGAAGGCTACCCGAAAAAAGGCCCCTTCTTCTGAAGATGAACCCAATACTAATTATAAAAAACGCTATGATGATTTAAAGAAACATTATGATCAGAAGCTTTCTGAATTTAAACGTAAAGAGCAGGATCTATTGGACCAAGCTAGAGTAGCTGAACCCCAGTACCAAGCTCCTAAGTCTCAAGAGGACTTAGATCGTTTTAGAGAAGAATACCCTGATTTGTATGATACGGTAGAAACTGTAGCTCACATGCGGAGTCAACAAGAAGTAGAAGCATTGCGATCTAAACTTTCTGTTATTGAACAACGAGAAGCAGAAATTGCAGCGCGAGAAGCTGAGACAGCTCTTAAAGAAAGACATCCTGACTTTGATAACATCAGAGGAGACGATAGCTTTCATGAGTGGGCGCAGGAACAACCAAATCAAATACAAGATTGGATTTATAACAATCCAGATAATGTTACTTTAGCTGTTAAAGCGTTAGATCTTTATAAGTTAGAAACTGGGAAAGGACAGGTTACTCAAAAAAAACGTGCAAATCGTAGGCAGACACAAAACTCTGCAGCAGACATGGTATCTACTAAAACAACTAATATAGATGCTAAGGAAGCTAAGATTTGGACAGAAAGTGAAATTGCGAAAATGTCCCTAGACCAATTTGACAGGGTTGAAGATGAAATCAAGCTTGCAATGGAAGAGGGAAGGGTTCGTAGAGGATAATCTTTTCTACTTAGGAGTAATATAATATGGCTTATAACCAATCAGATCAATTTTTTGAACAAGGCACAGACACCAACGGTAACTTTGGTAATTCAGTAGCAGGTCAAACAAACTCGTTTTTCCTACCCAAAGTATATTCCAAGCAGGTACTTAACTTTTTTAGGAAGTCTTCGGTAGCAGAAGCTATTACGAACACTGACTATGCTGGTGAGATCTCTAGCTTTGGCGATACGGTACGGATCATTAAAGAACCTACCATTACTGTTTATCAGTATGAGCGTGGTGCAGATGTAACGCAGACTAAATTAACCGACCAAGAAATTACTTTGGTAGTTGATACTGCTAACGCATTTAAGTTCATCGTTGATGATATTGAAACAAACATGTCGCATGTAAACTTCCGCGATGTAGCAACCTCTTCTGCAGCTTACGCTTTGCGTGATGCTTTTGACGAAGGCGTAATTGCTAAAATGATCGCAGGTGTTTCTGCTGCAAGCCCGAACCACATCCTTGGTTCTGATAGTGCAACTGACCTTGCTGGCGGTACTTTTGACGGTACTGGTAACTTGGACATCGGTTTCGCTTCAGGCGAGCATGATCCTATTGACGTTCTTTCTCACATGGCCCGTCTCCTTGACGAAGCTAATGTTCCTGAAGAAGGTCGCTGGTTCTTGGCTAATCCAGAGTTTTATGAAGTCCTTGTACAAAGTTCTTCTAAGCTCTTGTCAGTTGACTACAACGCTGGTCAGGGTTCCATCCGTAATGGCTTGGTAAGCTCTGGTAAGCTTCGTGGTTTTGACATGTACAAAACTAACAACATTGCTGCAACTTCTAACGCTGCAGGTCAATGTCTTGCTGGTCACATGTCTTCTACAGCTACGGCTCAGACGATTACCAGCACAGAAGTAATTCGTGACCCGGATAGCTTTGGTGACATTGTACGTGGTCTTCACGTATACGGTGCCAAAGTACTGCGACCAGACGCTCTGGTTTCAGCTTTCTACGGAATCGACTAATAGGAGCGGGGGTGTAAAAGCCCCCAATCTTTTATAAGGAATTAAACATGCCGCAAATAGGTAATAACGATAATCCAGTAATGTTTAGGAAAGCGATTGTATCTAAGGATAGTCGTTTTCGTAAGGGTTTTGATAAAGACAAGTATCAAGAAAACTATAATCGTATCTTTGGCAATAAGACAGAATTAGAAATAGCTAGGGAGAACTCTAAAACTTTTAGCATGGAGCAGGAATAATGAAAAAGAAAATGTATAGCAGCGGCAGTAAGGTAGGTTATGCTAAAGGTGGATACGCTTCTATTTCTGATATGGAAAAACGATGCGGTAGTAAAACAGCTAAAAAAACAAAACAATGAAAGTAGCCGCCCCTAAAGGATACCATTGGATGAAAGAAGGTAAGTCTTCTAAGCTTATGAAAGATCCTAAAGATGGTTTTAAACCTCACAAAGGCGCAAGTAAATCGGTCGATTTTCCAATTAAAAAGGCACACTAATGGCTACTTTTCTAAATTTGGCTAACGAACTTCTTAGAGAGATGAACGAAGTAGAGCTTACAAGTTCTAGCTTTGCTTCCGCTGTCGGTATTCAGCAGCACGTAAAAGATGCCTTGAACAGAGCTTACTTAGATATTGTTAACGAGGAACCGCAATGGCCTTTTCTTGCAATTAATTTAAGTGGCGAAACTGATCCTATGTATGGCAATGCGTATGTAGAAACAGTAGTAGGACAGCGTTGGTACACCTTAAAGCCTACGAGCAGCTCTTTAACTACTGACTACGGCTACATAGACTGGGATAACTTTTACTTAACGACTGTGGGTGTAGACGGTGAGACTGCCCCTTACACTGCACGTAACCTACGTTTTACTACTACAGAGGCTTGGAAAGACTACAGACGTATTCCAGAAAACCTAGACGATGCAGATACACAACAGTACGGTGTACCTGACAGAGTTATTAAAAGTCCTGACAACCGTAAGTTTGGACTAAGTAACATCCCTGATAAAGTATATCGTATTTGGTTTTACGCTTACGCCTTGCCCACAGAGTTATCTGCTTTTGGAGATGAGGTAGTATTCCCTAATACTTATAAACCTGTTCTTTTAAATAGGGCTAGGTATTACGTATATCAATTTAAAGAAAGCCCTCAGTTCTCTGCATTTGCACTTGAAGATTATAAGCGCGGTCTAAGACTTATGAAGTTAAATCTTATTAGTCCCGGTCCCGGTGAATTTAAAGATGATCGCATGAGGTTTATTTAATGTCACAGCCGTTTGGTCTATCAGCTAAAGGTGGGTTATATACCAGCCTTAACCAGCTTGAGATGCTTGGTCAGCCCGGAATTGCTTCTAAGCTTACAAACTTTGAGGTAGATACTGACGGTGGTTACAGACGAATTAACGGCTTCAGTGTGTTTGGTGGTGCTTCAGC